TGCTTGAGGATTTTTGGTTGCCTCGCCGTGAAGGTGGTAAGGGTACAGAAATCACAACTCTACCGGCCGGACAAAACCTTGGCGAGTTGGAAGACGTTAAATATTTTAAACAGAAACTCTTACAGTCATTGAATGTTCCACTCAGTCGTCTAGAACCACAACAAGGTGGTATGATTGGTGTAGGTCGAACAACAGAAGTTACTAGAGATGAAGTTAAATTTGCAAAGTTCATACAGAGATTGCGTAATAAGTTTTCTCAAATTTTTGATTCTGCATTAGGAACACAACTCGTACTCAAAGGTATTTGTACCAAAGAAGAGTGGGACGATTTCAAAGAATTCATTTACTATGACTTCATGAAGGACAATAACTTCACAGAAATGCGTGAAGCAGAATTACTCCGTGAACGTTTGAATCTTTTAGGTACAGTCGATCCGTACATTGGAAGATATTATTCGGCCGACTGGGTTAAGAGAAAAGTTCTTCAAATGACTGAAGAAGATATTAATCGAATGAAAAAAGAGATTGCAAAAGAAGAAAAAGAGGGTACAGGAGGTCCAACGTTACAACAAGGACAAGAACCGCCACCATCAGCTGATGAATATCCTCCAGTAGATAATACAGGTGATGTTGAATCGCCGACTCCGCAGTTGGACAATGAAACGGAAAAATCTTCTATTAGGTTAAACTAAATAATTATTAAAGGAAAAATACAATGGACTCAAAAACATTCATTCAAAGTGTTGCTTCTGGTGAAGTATCAAAATCAAAAGAAACTTTAGAAAATTTGTTGGCATCAAAAGCTTTTCAAGCATTGGATGATAAGAAACAACAAATTGCTAAAACGATCTATAATGGTGGCCAAACGGCAACTGAAGATGAGATCGAAGTTCAAGATACAGAAGATACCGAAGTTCAACAATAAACACATAAAAAAAATGAAATCATTAGACGATTTTAAAACAATTGTAGAAGAACAAAAATCGGACTATTCAAAGTTCGATATGCTTGTTCGAGCAGGATTGGCAAACAAAGCACAACTCGCTCGGTTACATCGTATTTTGGATAAGATGACAGAAGATCGTCCACAATTCAACAATGCAGATAGAATGATTATGCAAAACTTGTTTAATAAGATGGTCGATTTGATCTCGAACAATAAACAAATTTTCCAAAAGACACGACAAGTTGTTCGTGAATTTAAAGAATTGGATGAAAAAGCTGTAGATGTGGAAACTTCAGACTACAAACTGTCAAGTTCTGGACGTAAAGTCAGAGCTCACCGGTTCAAAGTTGGCACAGAAGTAGAAAACCAATTTAAAGAAGAGTTTGAAATTTCAGAAGAGACGGTAGATTTACCAAAAGATCCTCCTTTTGTTTTGGTTCTAAAAAGAAAAGCAATTAGACTTTTTCCCAATAAAGTCAAGATGGCTTTGTACTACAACCAAAAACTAGACAAATATTTTTCAATTCCTTATGGTCCTAATGTTTCTTCAAGTGCTTTGCAAGCTGAAGAAGTGGAAGAACCCGTTATTGAAGAATCGGTTATGGATCAACTGCATAAAATTACCAGTAATAAACAATCAAATACTGTCAAGTTTGGTAATGGTCAAACTCGTAAGGTTGATCATTTCACTGCTTCTGCAATCACACAAGTACATAAAGCAGTCAACGATGAAAATAAAAAGAAGTTGGCTGATATGGTACATAAGTCACCTGCACATTTAGATAAAGCGGCCGCATTTGCTTTTAGTAAGGCTAAGAAATGAGTTTTATAGATCAGTTGTTATCCAACAAACTAAACGATGCCAAACAAGAAATTATTGAGCGTCTAAATACCATTACGGCTAAAAGATTAGAAGAAGCAAAAAAGTATCTTGCTTGTGACAATTATGAGTTGGTTGTATTGGAAGAGTTGGATGAAGCAGCTAACCGTAACCTAATTAAAATGGGTAGGGTAACGAAGATTCGCCGGCGTATTCGCAGAAATGCAAAAGGTAAAATTGTAATACAGAAGAACAGAAGACGTTCTGGTATTAAAGGTTATAGGATATCAGGAAATACTGTAAAACGTATACCTGCTACCGAAAGATTAAAGAAAGCTCGTTTGTTAAAACGCTCTTGGAAAACAACTAGAAAAGCTAAACTTCGTCGGTCTTTATTGAAAAGGAAAATGTCAATGAGAAGACGAGCCTCTATGGGATTAAAATAAAATGGCAGTTACTATTACCAACAACAAAAGAAGTAAGTCTGTTATTAGAGTAACAGGTACGGGAAATACTTTGATTAATCTATCATCATTGTCTGCTGACTCGGATGAAACTATTCAAAGTGCGTCTCTTACTACCGTACTTTCAACATCAAATGGTATTTGGAAGATTTACAGAGGAGATGATTCTTCTGGAACTTTGATATTAGAATTACCAGAAGGTGTTGATTGGCCACTCACATTACATGACATTTCTATCTCAGATGGTAAAACATCAAACATTTTTGTCACCAACACAGGTGCCAATGGAACATTAATTTTAACGGTTAGTAAGCAAGCTGTTTATGATCCGCCAGCTACAGGAATGTAAAAATGAAACTTATTAGAGAAACTATAGAACAGGTAAAGTATCTAACTGAAACCACCGAAAAAGGTGGTAAAAAATTGTATATTGAAGGTACTTTCTTGGTCGGTAATGCTGTTAATAAAAATAATCGAATGTATAAGATGGACACACTTAGAAATGAAGTGGTTAGATATACAGACGAATTCATAAAAACAAATCGAGCACTTGGTGAATTAGGACATCCTGATACACCGTCAATAAATCTGGAAAGAGTGAGTCATAAAATTGTTTCTTTGGAAGAAGACGGCAATACATTCTATGGTAAAGCTTTAATTTTGGATACCCCCTACGGTCAAATTGTTAAGAACTTTGTAGAAAATGATGTCAATCTTGGTGTTTCATCAAGAGCTCTGGGTTCTTTGCAACAGACTAAAGAAGGTTATAATTTAGTGCAAGATGATTTGCGATTGGCTACTGCTGCTGATATCGTGGCTGATCCCTCAGCTCCAGGTGCTTTTGTAAATGGCATTATGGAAAATAAAGAGTGGATGCTTGTTAATGGCAAATTCATGGAAGCAGAATTTGATAATGCAAAAAAACAAATTCAGAAAGCTTCTAAGAGTCAAATCGAAGAAGTTGCTCTAAAACTATTTGAAAATTACCTACGAAAACTTTAAAATTATAAATACAAAATAAAAGGAGAATCCTAATGGCTCAAAATAAACTAATGGAAGCAGCTGCTGATGTTCTTGCTGGAAAAGCAAAGTCAGCAATGCCGCCGCAAAAATTGGAAGGTGAAGTTGTTGATGTTGGTGGACCCACACCACAAAATGCAAAACCTGATGACGATTCACACAAAATGGATGTCACAAAGTCTGCTAAATCTGCAACTGCACCTGCAACAAAATCCTCAAGCGCTTCTGCTAAAATGGAAGAAGTCGAAGAGCAAGAAGAAGTTATTGCTGAAGAAGAACAAGTTGAGGAAGAAAAACTTGATTTGTCTGAAGACATCAATTCTTTATTTGCTGACGATGAAACCATTTCAGAAGAATTCAAATCAAAAATTACCACTATTTTTGAAGCACGAGTCGTTGATCGCATTTCTCAAATCCAAGAACAAATGGAAGAGAAGTATGCAATTCAATTGGAAGAATCAGTTGAAGAAATCAAACAAGACCTTACAGAAAAGGTTGATGATTACCTCAACTATGTTGTTGAACAATGGATGGCTGAAAATGAAATCGCTGTTGAATCCAGTCTTCGTTCCGAACTGACGGAAGAATTCATTTCTGGCCTCCGTAATTTGTTTGCAGAACATTATATTGATGTACCTGCTGAAAAAGTTGACCTTGTTGACGAACTTGCTACAAAAGTTGAAGAACTGGAAAGCAAGCTTGACGAGGAAATTGAGCGAGGCATGAGTTTCGCTAAAGCTCTTGTTGAATCACGCAAGACTGAAATGGTTAGAGATGTTACTGCCGGTCTGACCGACACTCAAGTTGAAAAAATCAAATCGCTTGCAGAGAGCGTTGAATTCTCCACAGAGGACGAATACAAAGGTAAACTTGAAACCATCCGTGAAAACTATTTCCCTTCTGGTGTTAAAAAAGCCAACGAGACACAACTGCACGAGCAGGTAGAGGATGCTGATGACAAACAAGTCGAAATTCACGACCCATTTGTTGCTGCAGTATCTCAAGCAATTTCGAAAACTAAAAAATAATAAAAACTAAGGAGACTTAAATGTATTTGTCCGAATCACTTCAAAAAAAATGGGATGGTGTTCTAGAACATCCAGACCTCGCACCTATTAAAGATCCCTACCGCAAAGCGGTTACGGCTGTTGTCTTGGAAAACCAAGCACAAGAAATGGCCAAAGCTTCTGGCGTCCTCGGCGAAGCTGCACCCACTAACTCTGCCGGCAACGGCGGTTTCAGTGGCGGCGCTACTGCGGGTGGTCCTGTTGCTGGTTTCGACCCAATTCTCATCTCTCTGGTTCGTCGCTCACTGCCGAACTTGATTGCTTATGATATTTGCGGCGTTCAACCTATGACTGGCCCTACCGGTTTGATCTTCGCAATGCGTTCTGTTACTGGTACAAACCGTACCGATGCAGCCGCAGAAGCTTTCTATAACGAAGCAAATACCGGTTTCTCTGGTATTGGTGGCGCACAAGCTGACCTCGCTGTTGGTGCTGCTCAAGCAAACACCTTCTTGGGTAACGCTGCTGCTGTTGCTGGTTATTCTACCGCTGACGGTGAGAATGATCCTTTCCGTGAAATGGGTTTCTCAATTGAGAAAGTTACCGTTACTGCAAATACTCGTGCATTGAAGGCCGAGTATTCAATGGAACTCGCTCAAGACTTGAAGGCTGTTCATGGTCTAGACGCAGAAACCGAACTGTCAAACATTCTGTCTTCAGAAATTTTGGCTGAAATCAACCGTGAAGTTATCCGTAACATCTACGGTACTGCTGTTACTGGCGCACAAATTGGTACGACTACTCCTGGTACTTTTGACCTTGACACCGACTCTAACGGTCGTTGGATGGTTGAAAAAGTTAAGGGTTTGGCTTTCCAAATCGAGCGTGAAGCTAACGCTATCGCTAAAGAAACTCGTCGTGGCAAGGGTAACATCATGATCTGTTCATCAGATGTTGCATCAGCATTGGCCATGGCAGGTATCTTGGACTACAATTCTGCTTTGCAGAGTCAAGTCAATCTGACAGTTGATGATACTGGCAACACTTTTGCTGGTACCCTCTTCGGCCGTATTAAAGTTTACATCGATCCTTATTTCACCGCCACCAACTCATCTGAGTTTGCTGTTATCGGTTATAAAGGTTCTAATGCATACGATTCAGGTCTGTTCTATTGCCCATACGTTCCCCTGCAAATGGTTCGTGCGGTTGATACGACAACCTTCCAGCCAAAAATTGGTTTCAAAACCCGTTACGGCATGGTTGCGAATCCTTTTGCACAAGGTACAACTAGAGGTTTGGGCGCTCGTGCTGTTCTTACGAACAAGTACTATCGTGCATTCAAGGTTAGTAACCTGATGTAAATCGGTAATTCTCCACATAATAATAATAATATTAGGAGACTCAAAGGGGACACTGTTCAGGTGTCCCCTTTTTTTTATCTTGGATAAATAAACCACTATGACAGCACTAACTAGAAATCCTACAAATCCAAACTTTCTACAAGGTAATAAGTATCAACTGAATTTCAGTAGACTACCAAATATGCAATACTTCTGTCAATCGGTAAGTGTTCCTGGTATCTCTTTATCTGAAACGGTTATTACCAATCCTTTTGTGGATCTATATTCACCTGGTGAAAAAGCCATTTATGATTTAATAAATGTCACATTTATGATCGATGAGAACCTTCAATCTTGGTTGGAAATACACGATTGGATTCGAGCAATGACATTTCCAAAGGAGTTTGACGAATATCGTAAACTTGGTAGTATGAGTAGAGCTGTTGGAACAAAAACAGGAGCTTTTCCGCAATTTTCTGATGCATCGTTAACAATACTGTCATCATCAAATAGGCCAACACATACGTTCAAGTTTTATAATTTGTTTCCGACTACATTATCAACGTTCATTATGAGTTCTCAAGACAGTCCAGACAACATTTTAACCGCCGATGCAACATTTAGGTATGAATACTATGATGTTGAAAAAATAACTTGACATTTAAATAATTTGTGATATACTTCCAATAGGAGGTCATGTATATGAAAATTGATGAAGTACTTGAAATGTGGACTAAAGATGCTGAGGTAGATCGAACAGAACCTGGCAAAGAATTATTAAACATACCCAAATTGCACAGTAAGTATTTGACTATACTTTCACAACACCGGTTGTTGTCGAAACAGGCAGAGTTCAAATATAATAAGATGAAAAAATTGAAATGGGAATATTATACTGGAAAACTTGATGAGGATGAATTGAAGAAATATGGTTGGGAACCTTTCCCCTACACCCTTAAATCGGAAATGTCTACATATTTAGAGAGTGATGAAGATATTAATAAATTTATGGCACAAAAAATTATGTATGATGAGGTAGTTGACGTTTGCACCGCAGTACTTAAAGAGTTGAATAGTCGAACCTTCCAATT